CCTTACCCTAATCTTATTGATAACATGGCAGCAGCAAGGAAGAAAAAGAAGTAATGGAAACACCAGCTTGGCAGAGAAAACAAGGGCAGAATCCAAAGGGACGGGCTTAACGCAGCAGGACGTGCATCGTATAAAGCTCAAACTGGCGGAACATTAAAGCCACCTGTCAAGTCTGGTGACAACCCAAGACGTGCTTCATTTCTTGCACGAATGGGTAACGCTCCAGGTCCTGAGAGAGACGACAAGGGAAATCCTACTCGACTTCTTCTTTCTCTTATAGCTTGGGGTGCAACTTCGAAAGCAGATGCTCGCAAAAAAGCAAAAGCAATTTCAGACAGAAACGCAAGAAAGAAAAAAACATAATGAAATATTCACAGACTCCCTTGGGTGCAGCATTTAAGATTGCAATTGAAGTTGGCGGCGGGCAAGAACATGAGGAAGATTATACTGATAGTCCCCACATGCATAACAATGTTAAATTAGCTCCAGCAGAAAAAGAATATGTTGAATCCTTTTATGAAATTGTAGAAGAGTACGGCAAGCTTGCAGACAATGATGGCAACGGTATCTGGGTTGGTTATGTATCAGCAGCAGAAAATGAAAACAAGGCAATTGGTGTTAAATGTTCCAATTGTGCTTTCTATTGCAAAGAGATGCAAGGTTGCCACATAGTCGCACAAAAAATTGAACCAGAAGGTTACTGCAGATTAGCAGCAATTGGTGAAGGTCTAGTGAAGGGTAGAAAATAACATGGCTCGTACGAGTAACGCTGATAAATTATCTCTATATAGAAGTAGGATTGATTCTTCCAGAAAATGGAGAAAGAACGAACAATATGACAATCTATGGCAAAGAATGGTTAACCTTTATCGTGGGCGTCATTATCGTGGCTCAGTTCCTGGTGACAGACTATTGGTTAATATATGCTTCTCAACTATTAATACTTTGGCACCTGCTGTTTCAATTGGTCGCCCAAAGATTAATGTTAATGCACGTCGTCCAGAAGATGGCGATAAGGCTGTAGTAACTGAAGCTATTATCAACTACTGGTGGCAGCATTACGAATGCCAAGAAGAATTTCAACGTGCAGTTAAAGACTATTTGATTCTTGGTCATGGTTGGGTTAAGACTGGTTATCGTTTTGTTGAAGAATCTAAGCTTGATAAGATTAATGAAACTGCAGATGAAGCTATTGACAATGTTGAAAAGACTGGTGAAATTGAATCAGAAATGGTCATTCGTGAAGACCGTCCTTTCTTAGAGCGCATTGACCCATTTGACATGTTTGTTGACCCAAGTGCTACTTGCATGAATGATATGCGTTGGATTGCACAAAGAATCCGCAGACCATTAAAAGATGTACAAAATGACCAACGTTATGATTATACAGCTCGCAAAGAAGTAAGTCCTTCTTCTATATCTAATACAACAGGTATTGCTGGACAAGCAGCTGATAACAATACATATTCAACTTATTCAAATAATAATCCATACGATAGTTACTGTGATGTTTTTGAATACTATGATGTTAATGCTGGGACTATGTGTGTATTCTCAGATACAGGTGGAGAAAAGTTTTTAATTAAACCAACTCCAATACCTTATGCTTTTGGTCATCCTTTCTTCATGCTTCGTAATTATGATATTCCTAACTTCTTTTATCCAATGGGTGAGCTAGAAGCAATTGAACCATTGCAGATGGAATTAAACGAAACTCGTACGCAGATGATGAACCATAGAAAGCGTTACTCACGTAAGTGGTTATTCAACGAATCAGCCTTTGATGACTTTGGTCGTTTGGCTTTGCAGTCTGATGATGATAACGTTATTGTTCCAGTTAAAGGAAATGAAAATCTTAATAATGTTGTTGTGCCAATGCCGGCATTAATCAACCCACCAGAATTTTATAATCAGTCTTCTTTAATTACAAATGACATTGACCGTGTATCAGGTGTATCAGAATACCAACGTGGCGTTATTCCAGAGACAACTCGTACTGCACGTGAAGCCTCAATTATTGCTGAATCAGGCAATGCAAGAGTTGCAGAAAAATTAGTTAGCATAGAAAATGCTATAGCTAGATGTGCAGGCAATTTAATAATGCTAGCACAGCAATACTTAACTGGAGAACAAACTGTTCGTATTATTGGAACAGAAGATGCTCCAGTCTGGTTAACATTTGATAAAGATTATATTGCTGGTGAGTTTGACTTTACTGTTGAAGCTGGTTCTACTGCTCCTCGTAATGAGGCATTCCGTAGAGACATGGCACTTCAGATGGTTTCAGCTATGCAGCCGTTTGCTCAAGCTGGTTTAGTAAACCTGCCAAAGCTAGCAGAATATGTACTTGGTACAGGTTTTGGTGTAAAGAATCCAGAAGCATTTTTAAATCAACCACCTCCTCAGGGAATGGAAGCAGAAGGCGGAGTGCCAATGGGTCCTGGAGGACCACCTATGGCTCCTGAAATGATGCCTCCTGGCCAAGCTGGAGGACCTGAAGGTCAAATACCACCAGAGTTACTACAAGCTTTAATGGCACAGCAGGGTGGCGGACAAGCACCACCACCACAAGCAGCAGCAGGACCACAGGTATTATCTCCTGAAGAAATTATAAATATAATTCAGGGATTACAATCTGGAGAACTTACTCCACAAGATTTACCTCCAGAGGTTCTAGCCCAAGTTGAAGAATTCTTAGCTCAACAGGGTGGTGGACAAGCTCCACCTCCACCTCCAGCTGAAATGCAAGCGCCTCAGGGTCAAGTGCCAGAAGAATTAGCTTTAATTATTGAAGGTTTACAATCTGGAGATTTAAACCCAGAAGATGTTCCGCCTGAAATCCTAGCTCAAATAGAAGCTATGATGCAAGGGCAGCAACAGTAAAATAACAATTTATGTAATAAAAAATCTATGTATATAGGAACAACCTTAAAGAAGGAAGAGGAATCCAATGAGTGAAAACGACATTGAAATTAATGCTAACGATACTGATTTAGAAAACCCCGCAATAGACGGACAAGTAGAAGAATCTTTCGAGGTAGCAGATGCCCCAGCAGAAGAAGAAATAGAACTTTTTGATTATACACAGTTTGCTGATAATAAAGTAAAACTGCAAGTAGACGGTGAAGAAGTAATAGTTCCATTAGCAGAGGCAATAGCTGGGTACCAGCGTCAGGCGGATTATACCCGCAAGACACAGGAACTTAGCGAACAAAGAAAGCAAGCCCATTTTGGTGTAGCCCTTCAGCAAGCGCTAGAGGAAGACCCATCGGGAACCTTGCAGATGTTGCAAGAGCATTACGGAGCTGTCCAAACGTCAGAAGACGACGAATGGTTAGACCCAGCAGAGCAGCATCTACGACAGTTAGAACAAAGAATTTCTTCCTTTGAGCAAGCAAGAGCAATGGAAGAGCTTGAAAGAACTGTTGATTCTTTACAGACAAAATATGGAGACGAATTCGACCCCGAAGAAGTAGTCGCTAAAGCACTTGCACAAGGCTCATCTGACTTGGAAGCAGTTTTCAAACAAATTGCTTTTGATAAAGTATATGCCCAAGCTCAAGTTGGCAAAAAGAAGCTAGCTGAAGAATCAACTAGAACTCAAGCTAAACGTGAGGCAGCAATTGTTTCTGGTGGCAATTCGGCAAAGACTACATCTCCTATTAAATCTGATGCACCAAAATCAGTATATGAAGCTTATGAGGCTGCAAAACGCCAATTAAACTTAAATTAACATTAACCTCTATAAGGAGAAAACAACATGGCCGCAAATGCCGACTTTAATGCAATTCTATCAACGACATTGCAAAACTATCAGCCAACATTGGTTGACAACATATTCAAGGACCTCGTCCTTCTTAACCACCTCAACGAAAGAGGTAGAGTCCGTGTCGAAGAGGGCGGTACTCAAATAATCGAACCATTGATGTATGCAGTAAACGATACTGTTGCAACCTACTCAGGCTATGACACGATTGACCTTACCCCACAAGACGGCATCTCAGCTGCAGAATACGATTGGAAGCAGATGGCTGCTTCTATCGCAATCAGCGGTATTGAAGAAGCTAAAAACCGTGGAACAGAAGCAATCATCAAATTGTTGAATGCTAAAATTATGCAGGCTGAAATGTCATTGAAGAGCACGCTTAACGCACAACTTTTCGGTTCAGCAGCAGGCGGAAACGACTTTAACGGTTTGGGCAACATTGTTGGAACCCAGAACAACACAGTCGGTGGAATCAACTCAACCACCAACACCTGGTGGAACCCAACACAGGCAACAACCATGGCTGCAACGCTTTCGCTTACAAACATGGCTGATGTCTACAACCGTGCTTCAAAAGGAAGCGATGTTCCTGACCTTATCGTCACGAACACCAGCTTGTTTGAAAAGTATGAGTCACTGTTGACAAACAATGTTCGTTACCAGGACGTATCTAAGGCTAATGCTGGTTTCCAGAACTTGATGTTCAAGCAGACACCAATCGTGTTTGACCTTGAGCTTGCAGTTGACACATCTGATGCGCCAATGTACTTCCTCAATACGAAGTACCTCAAGCTCACCGGATTAAATGGTTACTGGTTCTCAACTTCAGAGTTCATGAATGGTACTGTAGCAGGCGTTGACGCTCGTTACGCATTGGTACTTGCTTATGGACAGTTGACCTGCAGCAACCGTGCACGTCAGGGTTACATCACAGCTGACGCGTGATATAGTTTCGTTAGTAGGGGAAGTTTAAAAGTTGTCATCCTTCGGATAACTCTTCCTCTACTAATGATTATATAAAATAAAACAAATTCTAATTAATAAAAATTAGTTAGGTATCTGCCGAAAGGCAAGGAGAAATACAACTATGGCAACAAATAACAAATTTATAGTAGAAAGAACAAACGTTCTTTCAGCCGACGTAACACTCGGTGTAGCATACGCAGCACTTGACGCTGGAGACTTCGGTTTCTACGGAAAAGCTGGAGAGACATATGAGTTTAATGCTCGTATTGCTTACTCAGCAGCCAACGCAACTGATGGTGCAGCGTTTTCAGTTACTGCATCAGCAGTCCCAACAGCAATTGCATTCATTTCCGAATACAACACAGATTCAACCACAGTCGTTCGTACGGCTTGTGTAGCAATTGACACCCCAGACCACGGTTCGGCTTCTGTCGCAATCGGAACTGGTTTAAACCAAGCATTCATCCATGGTGTAATTACTCCATCTGCTGATGGATTCATTGGCGTAAGTGGTATTGCAGAGAATGCAGCATCAATCATTGCCAAGGGTGGACTTTCTACTCTTGACTGGAAGCGTATTTTCGTTGGCGACAACGAGTCTTAATTTTAAGCTACCGTAGGGAGTGCCACCAGGGGTTTAATCCTCTGGTGGTATTTCTCTAAAACATTTTAACAACGAAGGATTTTATGAATAAAGAAACTCAAAATCAAGCACAAGGATTAGCTGGAACGGAACCTTATGGTTCTGTTGGTGGAACTCGTTCTATAACAAGTTCTTATGCGCCTTATCATAATTCAAATGTAGAAATTGCTCCACCATCAGGGATTGAATATGGTGGAGTTTTTTATGCTAAAGGACTTTGTCAGGCTATAACCCTGAAAGACATACAGTGTAAAGCTCCAAAAGCAAAGAATACTGATTATTGCATTGGGCACCTTGCTCGTCTCAATAAACTTGGAGAAAGCCCTGAAGAAGGCCCTGAAGAAATTTCAGAATAGATTGGAAATAAATAATGGCTGCAGCCTTAACCACTGGTATTAATACTTATTATTTAATACAGTATCTTGAAGACATATCAGAACTGGATATTGGCATTGGTGACGAAGTTGATATTAATCAAACTTTAGTTTTACAATTTATAAAAGAAGGTTACCAAAGAGTAATTTCTCTTTATGACCGTTGGCCTTGGTTTCAATCTATCTACACTTTCAACACAGTTAATAACCAACGTGGATATAGCACTGGTTTTACTTTAACTAATACAACTTCAACTGCAATAGCAACTCCTGCAGCTGGAAGAACTTTTTCTGACATTGCTCAAATTATTAATGTTGTTAATAATACAAATGGTGGCAATGAACTAGTTTACATTGACCAATTTAAAGCAGAATCAATATGGGTTGGAACAAGTGACCAATCTGA